GAACAATGAAAAAAGAAATGTTAACTTTGTCTACTTACTTAGCTAAGGAGTCAATCGAACAAGAAGCTTTTGATGCAATGAACGCAGAAGAGAAAGCAGGAATTTTTAACGCTATTCAAAAAAACAACATTGAGTACGTTGAAGAGTTAAAAGAAAACAGCGTATCTAAAGAAGATTTAGCAAAGGCTTTACAGTCATTTAATGATGAGAAAGCAAAAAGCACTGATATTATTATGGATGCTATCGCTAAACAAGGGAACGCTATTTCTAAAATGGCTAAAGGTTCTAATCCTGCTAAACCTGCAACTATTAAATCTCAAATTGCAGACTCTTTAGAAGAGGTTAAAGGCTTAAGACCTAATACAGACCAAGAGGTAACTATCAAAGCTGATGTATCTACAGCATCTATTACAGATAATACAGGATCATTCAGAGATCAAACTATTTCGCCTTTAAATGTACAGAACGTAACAATGGAAAACTTGTTCCCATCTGTAACAATCGGAGGTAACAACTTAAACAAAACTTATACTTACATGGATTGGGACGAGGCGACAGTAGACAGAGCTGCTGCTATGATTGCTGAGTGTGGTGCTTTCCCTGAGTCTGAGGTTGGTTGGATTGAAAAAAGTATTAAGATTAAAAAAGTTGGTGATACTTTACCAGTTTGTGAAGAGTTTTTCGAGGATGAATCAATGTTTGCATCTGAGTTAGATTTATTTTTAAGAACTAACGTTATTTTAAAAGTAAACGATCAAATATTAAACGGAGATGGTACAGGTGAAAACTTAACAGGATTGGTTACTTCTGCTACTCCTTTTGTTGCTTCTGCTTCTGGTATTACTGATGCATCTATCTTTGATTTAATTGTAAAGGTTAAAAGTTCAATTACTGCATTAGGTCAGAAATTCATGCCTAACTTTGTTGTTATGAATAATGAGGATATTTGCAAAATGAACCTTAAGAAAGATGCTAATAATAACTATGTTATGCCTCCATTTGTATCGAGAGATGGTGAAGTAGTTAAGGGTATGGTTATTATTGAAGATAACGCTTTAGCAGCTAACACAATGGTAGTAGGAGATAGCAGATACGGTAGAGTAATTAACCGTATTGGTATGCAAATGTCAAAAGGTTACATTAACGATCAGTTTACAAAAGACCAAACTACTTTAAAAGTTAGAAGACGTTTAGCATTCTTAATTAAAGATGCAGATAAGACAGGATTCTCTTATGTTTCTGATATTGCGGCTGATTTGGTAACTTTAGCATCAATATAAACAAGATGAGAAAGATAACATTTACACAGGATTATGCTATAAAAAAGGAGGGAGATGTTATGGAGGTTGACAGTATGTTAGCCTCCTATCTAATCCACACTAAAAAGGTAGCAAAATTGTACACACCGAAAAAAAGAAAAGTAACTAAAAAAGAAGATTAACCCATGATTTTAACTATAAATGATTTTAATAATGGCAGGTATCAAATACCAACAAACCCAAAGCAAGACGCTGATTTAATGGCGTGTATTCAATACGTTGAGGACTGTTATTTGCCTAAATTGTTTGGAGTTGAATTATATGAGTTGTTTTTAGCTGACTTGTTATTACCCGTAGAGGGCGAACCAACAGAGCCTAGATTTGTCAAGATATTTAACCCGTTTAACTATCAAAGTGATGATTCTTGTAGTGAGTTTGTTCGCTCAGAGGGTATAAAAGAGATGTTAAAAGGCATAGTTTACTATCATTATGTTAGAGACGAGCCTACAAGAGTTACAACAGTAGGAATTAAAAGAACTGAATCTGATAATTCTACTAATGTGACTGCCATTTGGCATGATATAACATCTAGGTTTAATCAGGCAGTAGTAACTTACAAGGCAATACAGTACTACATTTGCCACGGTACAGAGTTTGAGTACACAGAATACAAAGGAATAGAGCAAAAATATAACCACCAGTTTTAATGAATACCAATTTAGTTGACATAGTTAGACATTTAATTTCCCTCATAACCTTGGAGCTTTCAGTAGTAAGTATTGATAGTGGAAAAGTTTATCTATGTAACACTTTGCACCTTACTTTATGTAAGATTGTTAAAGATGAGTTTGGGAATGAATACGAGGTTACTGATTTTGTTTGTAATGAGTATGTAGTTTTAACTCCTTACGGTCATGATGTGCCGTTTAGCGGTTCGGTAGTTATTGCACCTGAAATATACTATTTTCATGGAGATCCTAAAAGTACAAATAACGAGTACTTGCAGTTTGACAAAAGAACAGCAAACAAAACGCCATTTATCTGGCTAGTTGAGTCTTATATTTACGATCAATTACCTTTAGATTCAGCAGTTGAGGAGGCTTATGATGTTAGATTATTCTTTTTAGACTGGGCAGAGACTCCAAAATGGGAGAATGACGACCATAATAACAATGTAATTAAGCCAATGCAGAACTTACAAAAGGCATTTTTACAGGTTATTGAGGACGATTATAACTATAAAAGGTTGGAAAATGTAAGGCTAACTGTTCGAAATAGGTTTGGGGCAAGTGCTCAGGACCCAGAAAAGTTAATTATAGATGAAGATTTAACAGGTTTAGAAGCATCTTTTAGGTTACAAGTGTATGATTTATCAAAATGTAAATGTTAAATAAAATATTAATTAAATTAAAAAATAAATAATTATGAGTACAGGAATATGCAGCTGTGGTAGTCCATCATTTGGAAACACAGGACGCCCTAATTGCGTAATTGAGCAGAAAGTTTTAGCCTTTCCAGTTATCGCACCAAGATATAAAAAAGATGGTAGTAGAAATACTATTGATTTAGCACAAGATCCTTTGACTATTGCAGATTCAAACGGAGATACAGGTAACTATGCAACTATAGGAGCTTATATCTTAGATAGAGTTGAAAACACTAATTGGGATGCTCAGGATAGATTATACCCTTTGCCAAAAGTGGAAAATAACGTAGTAGAAAGAACTGAGACAGTTTACGAAACTACACCATCAGGAACAAAGTATAAGATAGACGGTGTGGGTGGTGTTATATCATTCTCTTTTCAATTATGGGGTAAAGATTCAGTAGCACAAATACAAAGAGAGTTAAACAAATTTGGTTGTTCGGATGTTGATTTCTTTTATGTTGATATTGCAGGCGCTATGTGGGGTATTAAAGATGATCCTAGTAACTGTGTTATTAGAGGTTATGAAATATCAGCAGATACTTGGGACGTTTTTAAAGTATGGGCAACTGATACAACAGTTAATAAACTGTCTATTTCTTTTGACTTAGATAATGATGAATGTGTAGAAAATTCATACGCTTATACTGCTGATGAATTAGGATACAAAGCGACATCATTAAAAGGATTAATTTCTGCTCGTTCAATTTCAGACAATACAGATTTAACTACTGTAGTGGTAAAAGTTGAGGCTGATAATGGCTCAGCTTGTGATTATTATGATGTGGCAGGATTAACAGGTGCTAACTTTGAAATAGCAAACGCATCAGCGCCTACAGTTGGCTTACCTAATACGGGAGCTGTAGAGTCTCCAGATGGGACTTACACAGTTACTATGTCATCTGCCTTAGTTGCGTCTGATAGTTATATTGTTAAAGTTACTGCATCAGGTTACGATGTTGCAAGTAGCACATTTACTGCCTAATGTCTTTAAATAGATATATTGAACTTGGCGAACATAAATATAAAATTAGCTGGCTTAGAAGCGTAACAGAAAGACAAGCGGTTAATATACTATCAAAAATTGGTAGAGATGTAAATCAAGTTAAAAACGCATGGAAAAGGGCAAACGGTTACTCAGTTAGAAATGAGGATGAGCCAATAAAGCCTAAGAGGAGAGCGAGAAAAAAGAAAGAAGATAAATAGTAAATTTTCGGGGGGTGGTTTAATTATCACTCCCTTTTTTTTTAGATTATGGATTATAGAATTAAAAAAAGTTACCCTATTATAGAACTGCCTAAAGGCTATGAGGAAGAGAAGCGTGTAAAGTGTACACCTTGCTCAACTTGTAACCAATTAGTATTAGCGAGTGAGACGGGTTCTAATAGTTGGGAGAATGATGTAAAGGGTGTTTATGTTAAAAAAGGTTTAGATACTGATATTGTAACTTTTACAATGGAGGACTGTGATGGTAATGTACTTACTAATTTAGGACAGTCGGTAACGTTTCCACATGATGACTTAGCAGTAGGATTTATTTACGAATGGCAACAAGTATTAAATACATACGGTGCAAAATGCTACACTATAAAGGCTAATTTTGATATTGCAGGAGTTACAGGAGATTATACTATTGGTAAGTACGATTTAAAACCTTATTCTATTGAGTCCGCTAGGCGTACAGTTAGAGTGTTTAGTGAATTTAATTCATACTATTTAAAAGATAAAATAGACTTTACAGATTCTAACTTTAAAGACTCGGTTAGATTTGGCGGTTATTTTGGTAATAGGCAACCTAAAACAGAGATAAACAACCTAATAAACAAAGGTAGAAAAGTTGAAAAGGTAACTAGGGAGAACTTAAATACATACGAATTAAGAACTAACCCTTTAAATATTTGTATCACTAGGCAGTTACTAGATTTTCATTTTTTGAATGAAGATAAAATATTAATTAGCGATCATAATTCAACTAATCACGACTATTTATTATTTGATAAAGATGTAGTTTTAGAAGATACAGCTGAGGTAAATTATAGAGATGGTAGTAGGCTTGCAGATATTACTGCAACCTTTGGAGATAGAGAAAAATTAAGTAAAAGTTATTATAATAAAAAATAAATAAAATGGCTAAAGATTTTAGTATTGATGGTTCGGCTCTCGTAATTACAGAGAGTGGTATAGTTATTTTTGAAAGTCCTAAACGAGATGTGTATTTTAAAAGCTCATCTTTAGAAAATGAGGCAAAGGTAGTATTATATGATACAAATGCAGTTAATAAAAATGCATCAGGATTATTAACAGCTGATTTATCAGAGTGTACAGATAATGGAACGCCTTTTACAAATTCTAGTTTTAGAACTTTTGCGCGTGAAAATCTGGGTTTTAATCAGGGCGGAGGGAGTCCGTCAGGTACACCACCATGGAAGTATACAGCGACTAACTACACAGATTTAACAACTAATGTAGCACCAACAGCGACAGAGGGAGAGTTAGCGATAGTTTATAATAGTCAAGGTATATGGGCAATAAATCGTAAGTTAAAAGGCGTTTATATTTATCAGGGTGGAACTTGGGAGTATGCAAATCAAGAGCTACAAGATAAAATAAAGGAGAATACAGTAGAAATAACAGCACTAGAAGCGGATGTATTAACCAATACTAATAATATAGCTTTAAAAAGAGATTTAACAGCACAAAAAAATAGTATTGAAAGTGATAGTGGAGATTTACAATTAGTTGGAGATTCTGCGAGCGTTGGCAATAGTCAGTATTACGGTACAGATGCATCAGGAGTAAAAGGCTTTCATAATTTAACAGGTGGCGGTAGTGGTGACATGACTAAGGCGGTATATGATCCTAATAATGTTGGTGGTGATGCTTTTGATTATGCTAATTTTTTAGGTATGTTTCAAATAACTGGAGCAAGTACATCAATAAATTTAAGTAGTGATATAGATAATTTAAATCTTAGCGGTTTTAATATTGTGCATTTAAGTTCCGGCTCACAAGATAGAAGAATAACAGGTATAGTAGCACCATCATCAGGAGTAAATAGAGTAATTGTATTTTTTAACGATCAAAGCAATTTTAGAATTAAATTTGTACATCAAAGCGGTAGCAGTTTAGCAAATAACAGAATAGTTTTAAGAGGTTCAGCAGGTACTAGAAATTTATTACCTTACCAGCTTACTTTAGCTATTTATAATCATAGTATAAATAAATGGTATATTACAAGAATGGCATAATATGAGACAGTTTTTTAAAAATATAGAGGGGGCAATAGCTTTTGAAACAGCACCCCCAGCAGGATTTAGTTTAGTTACAGGAACAGAAAAACAATTACTTTGGCGTTCTAAATATGAAGAAAGGAGAGAGGACGGTCAAAGATACTACACAGAGACTCAAGCAGATTTATATTTATCAATTTTAGACGGTACTTATACTAGTGCTGATGTGTTTGAGTTTGAATCCTATACTAGTGAGTTAAGCGCAATTATAAATACGGGTAACTGGTTAACAGCTCAATCTTTTATTAGTACCTTACCAACATCAGGTATATTTGATGTTTCTAAAAAAGAAGAAATTACACTATACATTAACAATTACATTTTAGACAATTATTAAATGACTGCCGAACTAACCAACCTGATAACAACCCTGCCTAGTATAATGATATTTATATTAGTTATTATTTACATATTTAAAAAGCCTATTTCATACAGGATAAAGACTTTTAAAGTAGTAAAAAGACAAAAAAGTAATGAGACACTATCTAAATTAGTTAATCATGACATATTTAATGTAATTGAACAAGTTAGATATGATATTAAAAGGGTCATATTTCAAACACATGGGACAATAGACAAAAATAAAACTCGTATTTTTTGCGACTTTATGAATTTTAAACTAGATAGTGTAACTAATCATTTTATAGATTTTCTATCTAAAGTTGATAAACAAACAGATAAAGACGAGTTAAAAAAGGAATTGCTAGATATGCTTAGTGATACCGTGGAGGAGTACACAGAGCATACCAGAATACACTTTTTAAATAAGGGTCTAAGCGTTGAGGACTGTGATTATATTATTTTATTATTCGAAAAGTGGAGATATGACACAATAAAGAGCTTAGTTTCAAGAATTAATAATATATTTGCTAGTGATTTTCATAGTAACAACTTTGAAAGGCTTTTAGCTAGTTTTGAGGTTGCAAGTATGGCTATCGAATTAATACCGAAAGACGGTGTAAACTCATTTGAAGAAATGAACGGAAGATTTAAAGAAATAGTTTATTAGTATGTTAGAAACGGGAGACGTATTATTATGTAGGCGCGAAAAGTTATTAAGTAGGTTAATAATGAGAGTTACTAAGGGTAGCTGGTCGCATAGTGCCTTAGTTATTAAAATAGGTAATTTAACTTGTATTGTTGAAGCTCAGGCAAACGGTATACAGTTAAAAGATTACGATCAATGGCTTAAAAAGTGGGGTTATAAATATGAGGCTTACCGTACAAACAAATCATTTAATAAAAATGATATATTACATAAGGCTATTGCTAGGTGTGGTATGACTAGATACGACTTTTTAACGTTTATTATTAGAATACCTATTAGACTATTAACGGGCAAAAATAAAGACCGTAGAGATGCATTTAAAAGAGGTAAAAAAATGATTTGCTCAGAGTTTACTGCATGGATTTGGGACATAGAAATAAACGGGACAAACGAAATAACACCAAAAGAGCAACATTTATATTTAAAAAACTCAAAAGAATGGGATTTAATAAAATAAATTTTGTATATTTGTAACTCATAGATTAATTTTTAAGGTTAATAATTAGTAAAGTGGTGCAACATTTTACTAAACATCATGGAAAACCAATTACTTAAGTGTAGTTGGTTTTTTTTATTTATGTTAGAATCATTAAAAGACATATTAAATAAGGCTATTAATTTAGATGAGGTAAAGGCTTGGTACTTTGCTATAGATATTGACCTGCAAAATAATATAATTAAATTAAATACAATAGATCAGTTATTTAATGAGGGTATTGATAGCTTAGGTGATAGCCTTGGTGAATATTCTATATCAACAATAGAGGGTACTAGTTCTTATTTAGGTAAAAAGGCAAAAGGGCAACCAACAGACAGAATAACATTAAAAGATACAGGAGACTTTTACAAGACTTTTAAAGTAGAGGTAAAAGATGATAGTTTTTTTATAAATGCCAACCCTATTAAAGAAGATACTAACCTGTTTGATGACTTTGGTAGTGAGATAGTAGGACTTACAGAAGATAATCAAAAGAAAATTAGTAAAACAATACTAGATAATACTATTAAATACATACGTAAACAATTAGCAATTTGAAAGGTTATAATTTACATATTGAAGATATTACTGTGTACGCTTGGAAAAAGTGCCAAAGTGGTAAACTAGAATACACGCGAAAAGACTTAGACAAAGGAACGCCAGAGGACGATTTAAAAGCGTGGGACTTAGTTTATGATAGTTATATTAAGGAGTTCGGGATAGGCTCAGAATATGCGTACATTTTAGAGTTACAAAGCGACTTAGCTATATTAAAATTAGATTTGATTATAACAGAGAATAGAATGTTATTAAACAAGATAAACGCTTTAAATGCTGAGATACAAGACTATTTAAATAGGTCGCAGGATAATGGTACAGATATTACAACTACTTTGATAATGGTTGGAAAATGGCTAGGGTATAAAGTGCCAGAAAAAGAAACTACTATACTAGAATTATATAAAATGATCGACTTAATTAAAAAGGAGTCTGATAAAAATAAAACTTTAAAGAATGGCTAAAATAACAAGGGACGAAATAGCAGAGAAAGATTTATTTATTAATATTGTTAAGTCAGCAAAGGAAGCTAGGGAGGAGTTAGTAGTATTAGAAAGTACTTTAGATTTAATAAAAGATACTGCAAAGGCTTTAAAAAAAGATAAATCTGGAGAAATACCAACTAACAATGAGGAGTTAAAAAAACAAAATCAATTTATAAAAGAGTCAAACGCTTTAGCATTACAAAAGTTAAAGATTGATAAAGAGACTGAGGACGTAAGAAAAAAAGTAGCTCAAACTGAGCAGCAAATAACAAAAACATTAATAGAAGCTGAGAAACAAAAGCAAGCCATAATAAAAACACAAGAGGCAGAGGCTAGGCAAAATAAAAGAATACAGCAAGAAAGAGAGAAACAAATAAAAAAGCAATTAGCACTAGAAAAAAAAGAGCTAGACGCATACCAAAAGAAGTCTAAAAGATTAAATCTATTAAGAAAAAGATACAAATCTTTATTATTAACTGAGGGTAAAACATCAAAAGAGACTAAAAAACTAGGTAAGGAGATACAAAAACTAGATAAAGAGTTAAAAGATGTAGACGCGGCAGCAGGTCAATTTCAAAGAAACGTAGGTAACTATCCAGATACTTTAGGTAATGCGGCTAAAAGTATATTAGGCGTGGCGGCTGCTGCTGGTGCTGCTGCTGGTTCTTTTAGTAGTGTACAAGGCTCTTTAGAAAATACAGCCGAGGGTAGTGAGAATGTTAGAGAGGTTACAAGTGCTTTAAGTGGTATTTGGGATCAGGTTAGTAATGTCGTGGCTGGTGCTGCTTTAGATGTTGTTGATTATGGTAAAGCCGTTTATGAGTCTGTAGATGCTGGAGAAAGTTTAATAGACGCATTAACAACTCAGGAGGATCAATTTAATAGGACATCAGAAGCAACTGAAAACTTTACAGATAAAGTATCTGACTCAATAGATGGACAGATAGAAATAGCTAGGAGAATAATAGCATTTGAAAAGGCTGTACGACCTTTAGAATTAAGTATAGCGCGTTTAAATGGTGAAATTGAAGAACAGGGAGTAATTGCAGGAGATTCTACAAGGAGCTTTGAAGAGTTAGAAAATGCAGTATTAAAAAGTCAATTATTACAGATTGAAAGGTCAAAAATAAATATTGCAATAGCTAAAGAAGAGTTAGGAATAATACAGGAACAAGTAGCGGAAAAAAACAAGGCAGGAGGTGCAGGTCCTGAGTTATTAGATAAAGAAACTGAGGCGTTAATAAAACTTAGGGAGGCTAGGTCTGAGTTAAATATTGAAACTTTAGAAAATGAAAAGGAACTAAGACAAATACAACAAGATAGATTAGAAAGAGATTTAGATATTTTAATAGATGGCTTTGATAATCAAAAAACTATTAACGAAAGAATAATAGCAGACGAAAGGCAAACACTAGAAAAAAGGTCAGATTTATTATTAAAAACTAATGAGTTAGCAAATCAAAGTTTTAGAGAGCAAAAAGAAGTTTTAGCAGATTTATCTAATGCTGGTATTGATATTGATGAGTTATTAACTTTAGACGCTACACAATTACAAAAGCAAATTAGGCTATTAGAGCAGTCTGAAATAATAGAGGGTAGAACTCTTGAAGTAGTTAGAGAAAGGCGTATAGTATTACAGGACTTACAAGATGCTCAGAATGATCTAAGAGACGCACAAAATGAATCTTTAAGCCTAGAAACTGACATACTAGCACAAGAGAAAGCAATAAACGACTTTTTAATAGGTAGTGAAAAAGAAAAAAACAAAGCACTAGAACAACTAGAACTAGAAAGAGAACAAAATGAGATTGATTTATTAAAAAAGAGGTTAGAGGGTGCAAAAGAGGGTAGTATAGAATTTTTAACTATACAACAGGAGTTAAATGATGCTATACTTAACCAATTAGAACGCAGAAACGAACAAGAAAAGGAACTAGAGGAAAAGTCTACACAAAACCTACAAGACGAATACGATAAAAAGAACGCTATAATTAGTGCAAGTTCAGATAAAATAGTTGAAAGCATAGACGAAAGAATTAGTAAAACACAAGACGAAATAAACGCAGCACAAAAACAAAGCGACTTTTTTAAACAATTAGCAGCCGAGGGTAACATAGATGCTAAAGAATCACTAGCAGAACAAAATGCAATTATAGCAGAGGCAGAGGCTAAAAAGCAAAGGATAGAAAGACGTAAGCAAGCAGTCGAGTTAGTTAGTAGTACTATTCAATCATTTAACAATGAGTTAGGAGAGGGTAAAAGCACACAAGAAGCATTAAAAGAGGCTTTAACAGGTACGGCAACTATAACGGCTTTAATTGCTTCACTACCTACATTTTTAGAGGGTACAGAGGACACAGGTACACACGGTCAAGGAATAGACGGTAAAGGCGGTTTTCATGCAGTATTACACCCTAATGAAAGGGTATTAACTAAAGAACAAAATAGTATGATAGGCGGTTATAGTAATGACCAAGTAGCGGAAATAATGCAAAACTATAGACTTGGCAATTTTAACTTAATAGAATCAACTAATAATCAACAGGATTTTAGTATATTAGAGGGCAAAATGGATGCAATAGAAAAGGCAATAATAAACAAGCCAGAAACTAATATAGAATTGGGACAAATTACAAGTACCTCAATGATGATTGCAGAGACAAAAAAGAGAGGTAAAAATATAACTACTAACCGTTTTAAAGTAAACTAATGAGTATAGAAACAAAGCACTTTATAAACGGGATAGAAATAAGACCTTTAAACGCTGATAGTATTGGTTTTAAAATTGATTTTACCCAAGATTATAACCAACCAGAGTTAAACACAGATGCAATAATATTAACTAATGAGGCTAAAGACTTAGTTTTAAATCACATTGATACATACGGAGTATTTGAGGGCATACCGTATACAGTTAAATTTGCAAATACTACATTAGAATACTACATAGATTTGACTGAAAATCCACAAATAGGAGATAGTGAGATTGAGGTAAAGATAAAAAGACGTAGTTCTGTATTACACTTTATGGAACGTGCAAGGGGGTTAAGTTTTGAAGCAATAAACAAAACAAACCCTATACCAACTATTGATATTAAGTATCAAATAGTAAAAGAGAATCAAGGTATAAATTTAATATTGTTTAGTTTAACAACTTTTACACTAGCTAAAGAGTTAATAGAACAAGCTAAAGCCTTGGCGGTTGCGGTTGCTGATACTGTAGCGGCTGTAACTCCTGACCCTGTGGCGGTGGTTGCCCCTCCTGGGGTTGGTTTAGTTCCTGTAAAACCTGCTGATATTATTGCCAACGTTGCTAAATTAGTTGCTCAAATTATTTATACAGTCGCTATACTTATACAGTTAATAACACTTATAAAAAAGATTATTGAGATACTAGCACCACCTGTAAAAGTATTTAAGGGGTCTAAAATTATTGACTTAGTAACTAAAGGGTGCGAGAAAATAGGCTATACTTTAGAATCTAATTTTTTAAATCAATATAGTAGGCTTAGTATTTGCCCCGTGCCTTTATTAAATCCAAATCCATCAGTATGGCAAAAGTTAAGCGCCTTAGATAATACACTTTACACAAAAGGCTATCCAAGTGCCTTAGACTCAACGCCAACACTAGGAAGTTTAATAAATGAATTGATAAAAATATTTAATTTAGATGTTAGAGCCTATGGTAATACTATTAGAATTGAGCCTAATATAATAGATGAGCCAAGCATAACAATACAAAATACATTAAACATACAAAGCAAACGCGAAAACTCACACAGCTATAATACTGGGGACGCTTGGAAAAGGTACTATCTAAATTATCGTTATGATATTGCAGACACTCACACGCTAGACAATTACCAAAAAGCACAAACAGAATTTAGTACAGAGCCTTTAAACGTGGTTAATAGTGATTTAGTTAATATACGTGGCTTAGTCAATATAGACGCTAATTTTGCTATAGGAGTGAGAAAAGATAAGTTAAATTTTGTAGAAACTGCCTTACTAGGTTTGGCAACTTTTGCAGATAGTGTAATTAGTTTCTTTGGTGGATCAGGCAACAATGCTACAAAAGTAAAAAGCCGTGTAGGTGTTATGCAAATATCACAACAGCAATACAATGTAAGTAAATTAATGTATATTAATAATGGTAGGCAATCAGCTAACTATTTAGATATTATAGGCATGGAGGCTATTTATAATAACTTTCACACTACTAACCAAGTTAAAGACAATTTTAAAAAGATTTTTACAAGTACTATAAGGTTATCAGATACACAATTTGAAAATATAGCCAACGGGGGGAACTATATTAAAGACGCTTTAACAGATGAAGATTTAGAAATACTTACTATTAATTGGATAAATGAAACTAGAGAAGCAGAAATAAACTATTCTGTTAAGTCGGATGAGGGTAACAATACTCAAACTATTAAAATATTTTAATTATGGATATAAATACAAAAAAAATGATGGATAGTGTAGATTTTTTAACTAAGGAATCTATGAAAATACTAAACGAGTTAAATAAAAACGGCTTAAACGACTTAATGACTGAGGAGCAAAAAGAGCAAGTTAAACAAGCTAAAAGAGATTTAAACGGTATAGCTAGTAAAGACATGATTAAGATAAACGAAATATTAAATAAATTTAAGTAATATGCCAATTTTTCCAGTAGTAGAAAATTACAACGGTACAGAAAATAACCTAAATTCCAACGTTGGTAAATGGGTTCCTGCCTCCTTTACCTTTATACATAGGGTAGACTTTTTTAGTGAGAAAGACATGAGTAATACAGTTACTTACTTTGTTGTAGGTAGTGGGGGCGTTCAGTCTCATTGGCTAGAATTAAATAATGGTCAAAATTGGAAAGACTTAGGGTTTACAGAGGGTCTTAGTATCAATGTGCAATTAGTAAATAATGTATCTACTTTAATAGTTGTTAATCAAAATGTAAATATTAACTCTATAGATGACAATAAAATGTATATTGATGCAGAGTTATTAAATGGAGGTACAACCCCCTTAGACAATAATACACAAGCTCCCGATATAGATGCATCAGGTCAAGT